CGCAGGCGACACGCTCTGCCTCTACGGCTACACATTCACGCGGGGCCGCAAGAACGTGCGGCTGGTCTACACCAACGGCTACACGGTGGTGCCGGCGGACATCGAGCAGGCCTGCATCGAGCTGGTGGTGAGCGCCTACCGCCGTGGCCCACGCAATCCGGACCTCGACAGCCGCAGCGCGAACGGACAGAGCCACCGCTGGTCGACCTCGGACATGCCCGACAGCGTGCGCAAGGTGCTCTCGCGCTACAGCCGGGTCGCGCCGGTATGAGCGGCGTCGAGATCACCGGCACCGTCCTCGGCGCGGGCGCGGTCGTCGCCCGGTTCGCTGAGGGCAGCACCAGGGCGCAAGCCATCGTCCAGCGCAGCGTGCAGGCCCTCGGGCTCGAGCTGCTCGCCCGGGTCAAGTCCCAGAAGCTCACCGGCCAGGTGCTCAAGGTCCAGACGGGCCGGCTGCGGCGCTCGATCAACGAGAAGACCACCGCGGCCGGCAGCACCGTCGAGAGCGTGGTCGGCACCAACGTCAGCTACGGCCGCTTCTGGGAGCTGGGCTTCCACGGCGACGTCGCAGTCCGCGCCCACACCCGCCGCGGGAAGAAGGCCGACGCGATGGTGAAGGCGCACACCCGGCGCGTAAACGCGGCCCCGCGCCCCTTCCTGGCCCCCGCGCTCGAGGAGATGCGCGCGCGCGTGCTGGAGCGGCTCACGCAGGCTGCAGCGGAGGCGGCGAGTGGCGCTCAACCGTGAAGCGATCTTCGCAGCGCTGCTCGCGCGGCTGACCGCGGGCATCACCTCGGCCGGCATCACGCTGAACACCGCGCCCTCGCGCTCGTTCCGCGACGTGGACCAGGTGGCGGCGGACGCGCAGCCGGCGGTGTTCATCCTCCAAGCCCAGGAGACGCCGCAGTTCGCGCCGCAGGGCCACCAGATGCCGCCGCGCTGGCTGCTGCTGCCGCGCGTCTATGCCTACGCCCGCACGAACCAGGAGACGGGCGCGCCGCCGAGCTCCACGCTGAACCCGATCGTCACCGCCATCGAGGCCGCGCTCGAGTACCAGTCGGGCGACGGGGCCGGCCTCCCGAAGGGCGCCACCACCCTCGGCAAGCTCTGCACCTACTGCCGGATCGCCTCGGTGGAGTACGGCGAGGGCCTCGTCGATGACCCGCAGGGGGTCGTGATCATCCACCTCGAGATCCTCGCGATGGGAGACGCCTGATGGACATCCTCTCGGACACTTCCGCGCCCGTCATGGACACGGCCACGCCCGTCCCCGCTCTGGGAATGGCCACCGCCACGGTCCCGCTCTCGGACATGCCCGCCGTCGTGGTCGAGACGCCGAGCCCCACCGACGAGCTGGTGGACGCCTGGTTCGTGGAGACGTTCCACAACCTCGGTCCGCAGCTGTCGGACCAGATGCTCGCGCGCTTCATCGCCGCCAGAGACGTCCTGAAGGCCCGCCTGCGCTGAAGCTGTCCACGGCGGGCCCGAGGCTGCTCCTCGTCTCCCAACGAGGAGTAGACCGTGCGCACCGGCTCAATCGGCACCATCTGGACGATCCCTTCGGTATCGACCTCGAACACGGCGATCCCGCTCTCGATCGCTAAGAGCGCGACGATCGACGTCAAGCAGGAGCGCAAGCCGCTGAGGGGCCAGAACATGGACCCGATCGACATGCTCGCCGGCGCGCGCGAGATCACGCTCAAGCTCGCGAACAACGACTTCCGGGCCTCGACCTTCCAGCTCGCCTTCCAGGGCTCGACGCTGACGCCGAACGCGACCAAGCTCGCGAGCATCGCCGAGCCGTTCACCGTCCCGACCACGCCCTTCCAGGTCACGGTGAGCAACTCGGCGACATGGTCCGAGGACGGCGGCGTGCTCGACCTCACCGCCGGCAAGTGGCTGACCCGCGTCGCCTCGGCTCCGGCGACCGGACAGTTCTCGGCGGCGGCCGGCGTCTACACCTTCGCCGGGGCGGACGTCGCCCACAACACGGTCATCACCTACTCGTACACCTCCACGCTGGCGGGCTCGCAGACCCTCACCCAGAACCAGCAGGTGGTGCAGGCGTCGACCGGGTACCTGGTCCGCATCTACAACAACTGGGTCATCAACGGGACCACCCGCCCGCTCGGCCTGGAGTTCCCGAGCGTCCACTTCTCGGACCTCTCGTTCGCGCTCAAGAACGACGACTGGACCGAGCAGTCCCTGACCGGCATCGCGATGCAGGATCCGGCCTCGCAGCTCATCGTCAAGATGTACCTGGGCGAGTAGCCGATGGCGACCATCACCATCGCGGGGCGCACCCTGGACGTGCGCGAGGCCAAGACCCTCACCGTCGGCGAGATGCGCAAGATCGTCTTCCCCTGGCGTGCGCGCGTGCGGGCGCTGCAGGACCCGGAGGCGACCAAGGCCGAGGACTTCGCGCAGCGGAGCATGGAGCTGGCGGTGGAAGGCCTCGGCTTCTACCTCGGCACCGGCCCCGAGGCGGTGGCCGCGGTCGAGGCTCTTCCGATGCCGGATCTCTGGCCGACCCTGAGCGAGGTGCAGCTGCTCTCGGTGGGCGACAAGGAGATCGGCCAGGGGGAAGCGCAGCGCCCGTAGACGACGCCGCGTGGTTGCGGCGGACCTGCGGGCGCCTGGTGGACCGGACGGGCTGGACGCTGCCGGACATCTACGCGCTGACCATCGAGGAGGTGGACGAGCTCTTCCAGCACTGGAGCAGCGAGCCCTCGCAGATCGAGTTCGTGCGGGCGCTCGCGCGGTGGGAAGGGCCCGCCGAGCCGGCGGGTGAGCCGCGGGCGAAGGAGGTCTCGGAGGATCAGTTCTTGGCGATCGTCGCCGACATGAAGAAGACGGTCGGGGAGTGGAACAGGCGATGAGCGAAGCCATCATCAGCGTCTCGATCAAGGCCCAGGTCGGCGAGCTGATCGCGGGCATGAAGGCGGCCTCCGCTGGGGTCGACGACGCCACGAAGGAGATGGCGGATGGCCTGCGCGGGAACGCCACCGCGGCCCGTGCGACCGAGCAGGCCCACGTCGGGCTCCTCGGCACGCTCAAGGAGTTCAAGACCGAGCAGATGCAGCAGGGCAAGCTCGCGCGCTTCTACTCGAGCGAGCTGGCGAGCATCGTCCCCGGCGCCGGCGCCGCGAAGTCTGCGGTGCAGGGCCTCGCCTCTGCAGCCATCGAGGGAGCGGCCGGCGGCGGCGCGCTGGCGATCGGCTTCGAGGTGGCCAAGGTTGGGATCGAGCTCGCCACCGCGGCGATGGCCGAGGACAAGATCCAGGCGGCCGAGCTGCGCGAGCAGCACTTCAAGACCTGGACCGGGATCCAGGAGGCCGTGAAGAAGGCGACCGACTCGTTCGCTGGGGTCAAGACGCAGACGCAGCAGGTCGAGGAGGGCCTGCGCGACGGCATCAACAAGCAGATCGAGGAGCTGCGCTTCAAGCTCTCCGAGGTGCAGCGGAACAAGAACTGGTTCCAGACCCTCTTCGACAGCGGCGAGGTGGAGCAGTACCGGCTGAAGATCGCCAAGCTCCGCAGCGAGATCTCCGCGCCGAAGACCGAGACCAAGATGAAGGGGCTGCTCGGCGCCGAGACGGTGGCCGAGGCGCAGAAGGCGAGCGCGGAGACGATCCGCCTCACCGTCTCGATGGCCGGCGAGGCGACCCGGATCCACGCGGAGACGAACCTCAAGACGAAGGCCCTCGACGACCAGATGCGCGCGATCCGCCACCAGGACGAGACGGCGGACATCAGCCAACTGGAGGGCCTGCGCTTCACGATCGTGGCCGAGTCGGACGAGCGGATCCGCCGTTTGAAGGTGGCCGACCAGCTCGCGTTCCAGCAGCAGTCGCTCGCGCTCACCAGGGCGACGATGAGCGACGAGTCGGCGATCCTGATCGACCTCGACACCAAGCTGCTCACGCTGAAGGAGAAGGCGCGGCAGACCGACGACAAGGCGGTGCGCGCGCACCTCGCGATCCTCGCCACCCTCGAGAAGGAGGAGGCGGACCGCAAGATCCGCCTCGCTCAGGCCACGCACGACAAGTGGGTAGCCACCGTCCTCAAGGCCGACGAAGACGCGACGAGGGCCAGCACCGAAAAGCGCGTTGCGTACTTCAACGAGGCCGATACGAAGGTCGTCGCCAAGATGAAGGAGGCGATGCATGTCGGGCAGCAGCTCGGCGACACGCTCGGCAAGAGCTTCATCGCCGCTGCCACCGGCGCGGAGAGCTTCGGCCAGGCCGTCGCGGACGTGATGCAGCAAGCCTTGAGCGCGGTCGTCAACATGGCGATCAAGTCGCTCGAGGCCTACGCGCTCTCGGCCGAGGGCGCCGCCTTCTTCTCGCAGGCCGGCGTGCCGATCATCGGCCCCGCGCTCGGCGCCGCAGCGATCGCCACCACCGGCGCGCTCTTCGCGGGGCTGATCGGCGCGATGCCCCACTTCGCTGACGGTGGTCGCTACTCCGGCGGCCCAATGCTTGTTGGCGAGAACGGCCCGGAGGTCATCTCGCCGAGCGGCAGCGGGACGGTGATCCCGAACCACAAGCTCGGCGGGCTCGGCGGGATCACCGTGAACATCTCCGCGGTGGACGGCCCGAGCGTGCAACGCCTCGTGGAGTCGCCCTCGTTCGCCCGGGCCCTCAAAGAGGCGCAGCGGAACGGGAGGATCTGAGATGAGCAACCTCGTCTTCCCGATCGGGGCCTACGGCGGCTACGTCAAGTCGGCCGAGATGATCAGCAACGTCCGCATCGACGAG